GATGCTCCCGAGGATTTCGGCCGTGCCTTGCTGCTGTAGCGGAAGAGGCGTGAAGGCGCGGTCGATGTCGGTCATCTGGTCGCGCAGCTCCTGTCCGGAATACTCGAACACCTCGATTCCACGGAGAGCATTCTCGGCAGCGTTGAAGGCTTTGTCCCGGAAGTCCTTTCCGACGACGTCCTTGTTGACGGCGACAATCCGGATCAGGTTCTTCTTCACCGACAGCAGGTACTGGCTGATCAGGTTCCCGAGGTGGTCCTGGAACGGCATCAACTCAAACCCGAGGGACGAGTTGCGGGCGCGTTCTCCGTCGTAGTCGTAGAGGTAGGCGATGCCTGGGGTGTAGAAGACGGGCTCGCAGTACAGCACCTTCTGGCCGCCAGCGTAGACGAACCGGTGCCAGACGGGATGAGGGTAGTCGTACAACCCCCAGTCTTTCGGAACCAACCGGTGGTACATCACGGTGATGTCGATGCCGTCATCCAAGTTGTCCCCAGTGTAGTTGAACATGCTCTTCGTCCGCTCATTCGGGCTGACCGTGTGGACGGTCCCGTTGATCGGCGGGAAGGCGACAACGCATGGGTAGAGGTGGCGGTAGAGATTAGTGTAGATGTCCTCACCGCGCCAACCGGTCGGGAAGGAGATTACGGAAGGCTCGTTTCCGGCCTTCTTCTGCTTGGCGACGTCCTTCGGGAGCCAGTAGTTGGGGTTGTTCCAGATCTCCCGGAACGGGACCATCGTCCAGTATCCGACGTACTCGACCCCGGTGTCGGTGTTGAGGGTGTAGAGTGGATGACTGCGGTCCCAGAAGGTGCGGGTGATGTGGGGCGTCTCCGGCCGGATGCCCTCCTTGACCACCTTGGTCTTGCCACCAATCAGCTGCTTCTCTTGGTACCACGGCTCCCGCGGGAAGCTGATGGCCTGCCCGTAGAGGAGCATCTTCTGGATGCAGTCTCGCTCAACCATCCGGTAGCCCATCTCCGAGGACATCCGCTGGACCCTCTGTGTAACCACTTTGGCGATGGCGCGATCCTTGATGCCCATGTGGGCGCTCTCGTACTTGTAGAGCGGGTAGACGTCTCGGTCGTTGAAGAGCTTGGCCCAGCGGATTTTGACGTAGGACTGGAGCAGTGGAATGAAGGCCTGGAAGAACACCGGAGCCTGAAGCAGGTATCCCGGCTTCGGGTTCGTCCCCTTCATCTTCTTGCCGGTGACTTTGGAGATGTCGTCCACCGGAATCAGCATGTCGTCCAAGCCCCAAGACTTGGCCAGGTTCTGCACCTCATCCGGACCTGGGTTCCGGTCGATCAGGTCCTTGACCAGTGTCGGGGTGATCTGCTGCTGGGAGATGTCGTACGCCTTGTCGATGGCGTAGTAGGCCCGGGAGTTCTGAAGGCCGAAGCGGACACCGTCCGAGATGCGGTTGACATGGAGCGAGATCAAGCGCTCGACCATGGGGTCCAGGTTCTTGGCCGTGAACTTGGCCTTGAGCTGGGACTGGTATTTTTTGAGCGCCTGGGAGTCGATGTTCATGAGAAAACCTTTTCGTCTCGGAATGCCAAAAACTTCTCCTTATTCGTCTTACCTCGGTGGTAAATCTTCAGGACCATTTTCGGTTGGACGATCAGATCATTCCCCAGGTCGAGCTGGAACGGAAGTTTCCCGTTGTAGCCGTAGATGTACCAGACTGGTCGGTTCTTCTTGCTGCGGTCGATGCGTACTCGGCAGTTCTTCAGGTGGATCCGGAAGCTCAACATTCCGCATTCGATCTTGGCGGAGATGAATGGGGCTCTCGATTTCAATCCTCCTCCTCCATCTCACCTTCGTCTTTGGACTCTCCAGGCTCCCCGGTGACGTAGTCCATCGGATCCTTGCCGGGTTTGCTGCTGGGCCGCTTCACCAGTTTCAGTGGGCCGGAGGCGACGATATTCAGTTCGAGCGAATCACTGTGCTCGTTCTTGGAGATGCCACAGACCTTGACCCTGACCGGAAGCTCGTACTCGGCGTCGAACTGAAGTCGGCTCCCAGAGGTAAAGGCCTCCACCTGATCACCATTGAGGTAGATCCTCGGATAGGACTTCTCTTCGCTCTTCTTTTCCGGGGATACCGGCATAGGCTCAGACTTTACACCCAGATCGTTCATAACGTTGCAGTGCTACGACTTTTTGACTTACTGTGCAACCGGAATGGCAGTCTGGGTACCAAAGTTGGCAGCCAAGGGTTTTGAGGTCTTCAACAACTACACACAGTTCCTTTTGGTGGAGGGGGCGCGAAAGTCCGGGAAGTCCATCTCGATCGACCACAAGATGGTCCGACATGCGATCGAGAACGACGGCGCCCGCATCGGCATCATCACCAAGAGCAAAGGCTCCGGGAAGATCGGTGTGTGGTCAGACCTGACGGAACCTGGTGGAATCATCGACCAGTGGCGCGAGGCTGGGGTCGAGTACGCTGTGCCGCCGAAGTACGACCCAGACTCCAAGATGGCGTACTTCCGGATCCGGACTCCACCAACCTCCAGAAACCCGAAGGGTGGGGAGGCTGAGTTTCAGCTTCACTCGCTTTTCTGGGAGGAGAAGGTGGAGCAGATGTTCAAGGACTCGCGCTTCAGCATGATCTATCTGGTCGAGGCTGATCGCTTCGAACACAAGAAGACGTTCTCGGCTCTACGTCTTCAGCTGCGTTCGTTGCGTGTACCAGAGAATCGGCATCAGATGATTCTGGATACTAACCCTCCAGAGCTTGGAACTGATCATTGGTTGCATGATGTGTTCTTCAAAGCTCCAGACAAGAACATGGCAACAATCCATTTCGGGATTGATGATAATCCATTCCTGAGTGCTTCAGAAAAGCAGGGAGTGTATGACGCCTACAAGCACGACAAGAATCTTCTCGATCGGTACTACTATGGAAAATGGGTGAAGGCTTCTGCTCACGGCGTCTTCGCTGACGTATTTCTTCCGAACATCCACATCCAAGGGGAACTTCCGGCGGATGCCGACCTGTCCGATTACGAGTCGAGGGACGACTGGGAGATCCTCCGGCCGCACCCATCCTGCCGGCAGTTCGAGGAAGGGTGGGACATTGGCGACGTAAACCTCGGGTACGTGATGGGTATTCCGCGGTACCACGAGCGGTCCGGGACACTGTGCTACGACATCGTTGACGAGCTGGTCTATACCAACACCCGCCACGGTTTGGACTTTGTGGTGGATGAGGTGCTCGAACGCCGGGAATACTGGCAGGACTGGCACACCAAGATCAACGGCATCCCGGGTGTCCGGTGGACGAGCTGGTCCGATAGTTCCTCAATGCGCCACCGCATCGGGATCAACGGCTCAGAGGCCATGGAGATCAGCCGACTCTCGAACCGCAGGATTCACCTTGGGGGCGTCCGGAAGGGATCTGGGTCCATCGGGCGCCGGAAGGACCTGCTGAAGCGTCTCCTCTTCGAGCAGCGGATCTACGTCTCGGCCATCTGCAAGCAGACCATCGCCATGCTGAAGTACATCCAGTCGAAACCGAACCAGCCGATCGCGCTGGATTCTCCCCACAAACACGTCTTCGACGCACTCACGTACATGCTCGGGTATGGCATCCCGGAGAACACCGGCAGGACAAAGCGAAATGACGACACGCCTGCGGAGCACTACTCGATCACTCTATGAAGCTGACCACCGTTGGAGACCGGGAGCTATGGGTGCTCAAGACCGAGGCTTGGAGCATTCCTGTCTACGTCCAGTTCGCCCACGACGAGAAGGGTGAGGACCTTGCAATTTGCAATGCTGCGCTGTCGATGGGCCGGGACGCTGTGATGGCGGTTTCCGCTGCACTTGGTGGAATCACCAAGGTCCGGGACCCCGGAATGTATGTGGTCGGATCGAATGACCTGAAGGCGATTGCGGAGAAAGCTCCAGGGGTGACACCTGGGTACTACTTCAAGAAGCTGTGCGATCCCGAGCGGGCGCCGAAAGAGCTCAGCTTCGAGGAAGAACCGGAGGCTCCGTACCACAACGACGAGTTCGTGCGGGAGATCTGGAGCAAGCATCAGTTCGTGTCTCTTGGGACGTTCAAGGCGGTGTGGGCCGCGCTGATCAACGGAATGACCAGCCGCTTGCTGATCGACTGCAAGCCGGTCGACCTTGGGTGGTTCTCGATCCACGCCGTCCCGTACCGGCCGAACTGGAAACACAACATTCTGGCCAAGCACCCGAACCTATCCTCGGTTCTCAAGGTTTCACCAGGTGTCAGGCTGTCGACCATGAACATCTCCGGGGTGACTGCCGACCTTTCTCGGACGGACATGATCGCCACGAAGCAGTCGAAGACTCGGACCCTCTTCCGGTGGAGCCTTGAGGTTGAAACCGGAGACGCATGGGAGGAGTACGTCACCAAGCTCGAAGAATCTAGATACGACTCATCCACAAAAGCCGCCTACGTAAACCGCTGGGGAACGATCGTGCGCAGGCTGCGTCCGGTCATTGTCCGCCTACTCCAACAATTCTGCCGTGACTACCAAACGCCAACAGGGCTCCTTGCTGAAGACCCCGCTACGGGTAGCAGTTATCTTGTTCAGAACTTTTCCGCCAACGGAGGCTCTCCGGTACGCCTTGACAGGCTTCATCTGCCTGATCCTGTCAATGATCGCCCCTCTGAGGTACGGTCGTCAGAAGATCCGAAGGTTAAGCGAAAGAAGAATGCGAAGATGCGAGGCCTGCCCATTCTTCGACCGAACTGGTTCAACATGCGGGGTTCCGGGGGAGACGCTGTTGTTAACCGGGGAGCGGATCAAGATGGGATGCTGGTGCTACCTGCCGATGGCGACGCAGCTTCCGGAGAAGAACTGCTGGGGGGAGGCGATGGAGATTCCGGACGTGCCGGGGTGGTCGGGGATCAGCCTTGAAGAGGAACTTCCTTCAGGTAGCCCTTCTTCTTCGGCTTGACCGCACGGACCGACTGGAGCTTTTCCGATCGGTCCTGCATTTCGGCCCAGCGTCTGGCTAGGTCGACAGCTTCTGATTCTGAAATCTCCTCCGATTT